GTGGAACCCATAATAGAAGGCACTGGTTACAGTGCCTTCGATATAGACTCGTTTCTAGATTGTAGAGGTGGTTTTGTAGGCAGTGATCAGGGTGCAGGTGCGCCCGATCTCGTGGGTCACCACTGTCACTGACTGGTTAATGTGAAGGAACAGATTTTCCTGACCGTACCTTGGTCGCTTATCACCACGCTCGATGGCGTCGGCGATTTGCTGGTATGGCAATTCTCGTTCGCGCATCCGCTCCCAAAAATGTTTGGTTGCTGCGTAAGTGATTTTCATAATGTGAGTTCCAGTTATTGGGTATTAAGAGTTGAGCCATTCAGAGAATGACTTGATGTACTCGCCTGAACCTTGCATGCAAGCGACATAAATTGCATAGCGTTGTTCTAAGGTGCCTTGATTGGGCATAGGTTATTCCTCATATAGATGAAACGGTTTCGGCCTGCTGGCCCTCGTCAGAACACCTCGCATCAGGTGTTGACCGTCAGAACCTCGAAACCGCACTGGTGCCTTTTATTGACACATTACATCGTGAAGTTAACCCTTTGCACCTCTGTTGGTGGAGCCGTCTGCCTGAATCCTCACGCTATGCTGGGGCAATCCCTGTGAGGTATCTGCTCAGGTGTCTGGATCAAAGGAAGCTGTCGCTTCCAACGCCGGAGTCCCGCATTCTTATTTCTAGTCAGCGCGGGCGGTGGACTGCGCTGCGATTCTGCGACTGGGCGAGTGGCTGTCGCGCCGCACCCTGCGGCTGTCGAATCGGAAGCCCGATCCTTCGGGCTTTCTGTGGCGAGAACCTCCGGCTGCCCCGGCTTGCCAACAGAGTTGGCAAATTACCACGTTACGGCTGACATATCTATAGCAGACGAGAAAATAAATTAGAAAAGACTTTAATATGGCTCTAAGTTACTGATTTAACTACAGATGTCAGATAAAAGAATTATGAGGAATTATCATGAAATGGGTGAAAATAGACGGAAATAGTCCAAAGACCAGTGAGAAGTGTTATGGAAATAACAGCTCGCAGCAGCCTGCTGCTGGTGACATGTCAGGGGCAGAGGCGTATGATTCCGGGGATCACACAGAGGATTTACCCAATGAAACCTAGCGATTCAAAGTTAACCCCACGCCAGCTTGCGTTCACCAGATTGCTGGCAGAAGGCAAACTCAGCACTACCCAATGCTATCGAGATGCCTACAGTACTACGGCTAAGCCAACTACGGTGCAAAAGCTCGCGTACAGGGAGAAGAAGAAGGCCCATGTTAGCCGGTATCTTGACTACCTTATTGGGCAAAAAGAGGCTGCACATAGGGCTAAAAGCCTAAACGACAGAGAACTAACTCTCGATTCAGTCCGTCGATGTCTCAAAGGTGAGATCACGTTGAACACTGATCAGATAGCCAGTGCGAACATACTCGCTAAGGCGTCAGGTCTCTTTGTTACACAGATAGCAGACGTCACTCCCCAGTCATCAGCCGAGATCACTGCAATGTTGGAACGTAAGCTATCCGAACTTGAGTTAACCGATGATGAACTGCACTGATCCATACGTTCGGTGTTAGGTAACAGTCACATGTCTCACCATATAACGTCTGGTATAAGGTTTCCCATACAGGTAGCAGTGCAGTCAGTTATCGCCTATCGTCATATAACGCACGTTAGCCATACGATGTCTGTTAGCACGATTCCCCTAACAGATGTCACAGGATCACATAACAGGTGTCATGGGGTCCATCCGTCCTGTCTCATAACACTTGATCTATGACAGTACCCCCCCCGGAGCCAACAATCGGTTCGTTATATATACATACTATTCCGCTCATATAATTCCCAACTTTTCAGTAAACGTAACTTCTCACACCTCTTTTGTGATCTGTCTTACTCCTTTTTTTACAGGGAAGCGCCCGCCCGAATATGCCAAAAAAATTTTTTGCAAAAAAAATTGGTTTTTGTAACTTGTAACTCTTGACTTGTCGGTGTCAATAGGTACGATATGCTAGAATTATCGTATTTCCGACTTTAGCAAACGAGTATTCACGTTACGATATATAACGAGGTTGGGTAAATGGAATTTTTCTGGGATGAAAAATTCCGTTATTAACAGTCAGTTACTAAACGTACCGTTAGTTAACGTATAGGGAAATATATGGCTTTAACTATCGATTCATCCCTGAAGGCCCGTATTCATGGGCTTCCTGTAGACCGTCAGAAAGAAATCCTTGATATGCTTGACTCACTGGATACCGCCAAACGGCGGGAAAAGTCCCGTGCTGGGTTCTTGGATTTCGTTAAACACATGTGGCCTGCCTTCATTGAGGGGCGCCACCACCAGATTATGGCTGAGGCATTCAAGCGTATCGCTGATGGCGATTTAAAGCGGTTGATTGTCAATATGCCGCCGCGGCATACCAAGAGTGAATTTGCCTCTTACCTGTTACCTGCATGGTTCTTGGGTCAGTATCCTGAGAAGAAGGTGATCCAGACCGCCCATACTGCTGAGTTGTCAGTAGGATTCGGGCGCAAGGTGCGTAACCTCGTTGATGACGAGGATTTTAAAAAGGTTTTCCCAGAGCTGGCATTAAGGGCTGACTCCAAGGCGGCTGGGCGCTGGAGTACCAATCAAGGTGGCGAATACTTTGCTATCGGGGTTGGGGGAGCTGTTACTGGTAAAGGTGCAGACCTGCTTATCATTGATGACCCTCATAGTGAGCAGGAAGGTCAAAGTATTGATCCCTCGGTATTTGACAAGACGTATGACTGGTACACCTCCGGCCCTCGCCAGCGTTTACAACCCGGTGGCGCTATTGTGATCGTGATGACACGGTGGCACATGCGCGACCTGACAGGGAAGATAATCAAGGCTTCGACTCAAAGGGAAGGAACTGATGAGTGGGAAGTCATTGAATTCCCTGCAATTATGCCTTCGGGCAATTCCCTGTGGCCTGAGTTCTGGAGCCTGAAGGAGCTGGACTCACTCAAGGCCGAGCTTCCCTCGGCCAAGTGGAACGCGCAATACCAGCAGAATCCCACCTCTGAGGAGGGGGCGCTGGTCAAGAAGGAGTGGTGGAGGACATGGGAGAAGGAATCCCCGCCCCAATGCGAGTTCGTGATCCAATCATGGGATACCGCTTTTCTCAAGACCCAACGGGCTGACTACTCGGCCTGCACCACATGGGGGGTTTTCTATTCCCCTGATGATGAAGGCACTACCACACCGAACATCATCCTTCTGGATGCTTACAAGGAACGCCTCGAATTTCCTGAACTCAAGAAAGTAGCTTACGAGATGTATCAGGACGTTAAACCCGATGCCTTTATCGTTGAGGCCAAGGCAGCGGGAACCCCGCTCATATTTGAGTTACGGGCAATGGGCATTCCGGTCTCCGAATTCACCCCTACACGGGGCAACGACAAGATAGCGCGGGTAAACGCTGTTGCTGACTTGTTCGCATCAGGCGTTGTCTGGTGTCCTGAAACCCGATTTGCCGAGGACGTAATTAACGAATTCGCGGCTTTTCCGGCAGGAGAACATGACGACCTTGTAGATTCATCGACACAGGCATTACTCAGATTCAGACAGGGTGGGTTCCTCAGCCTCGGCAGTGACGAGGCAGATGACGAACCAAAACTGACCAGAAAGGCTGATTACTACTAAGTTTACGGGAGTGTAATAGTGGTGCAATTCCACGGGTTAATCTATCGGAACCCAGCAAGTAGCCGCTCCCACCCGGCACAGAACGCATTAGACAATATTTTATTAGGCACTTGATTAATCAGGTGCTAGGCAAGTGGCCCCATACTGTTAACATGGGCTTCGACCGAACGCTAGAAGATGTTCGCCACTTGCCGCCTTACACTAACCGGGAGTCGCTATGACTGACGACGAGTATGAGAAGTGGGTTAAAGATTTTTGGGACTCAAAGAGCACCTTTGGGAAAGGCCCAGCAGATGCAAAGTTGGGTATCTTCGGTGCGTCAGGTTATGAGAAGGTTGATTTTGATTCGTTGCCAGAAGAAGTTCAACAAGAGCTGAATAACCAAAGAGAACAAGACCAGAGGAAACAAGCCAGTTGTGGTGTAGCCCTTGCCGGTAATGATGATATTCTGGGGGCAATCATTGATATGTGCGTTAATGACCTGAAACGTAATAACTTTACCTTCAGGCATGATCACCAATACCACAGTAACTGTTTCCCCTATGTTACGCTGGAGCGCTACGAAGAGACTGTTGCTCCTGTCAAACCAAAGAGAATACACAAGCGAATTGATACATTTGTGGTAACGCTTAGCTCAAATGAAGCCACTGTTGGTTTTGAGTTAAGCGCAGAGGAAGCTATATTTCTAAGCCGAGAGCATAGAAAGAAATATCCTAAACGATTGATAGCCCCGAAAAGCTGGCCTCGTCAGGAGGTTCCACCGATCCTTGATGGTATATACACGAAGGTTCAGGAGGCTATTGCCGGTTTAGAGCATAGTTACCATGCTTCTGCTCAGCGGGAAGGAACCGATGAGTGGGAAGTCATTGAATTCCCTGTGAAGAAGCGAGCCGATAAAGGGCCGCCTCCAACCTCCCACTAAATTTAAAGGTCAAGATTATGCCAAGATATTTTAAAAGCACCGCCAATAAGCCCGGCGGTGGAGTACGCAAGGGCTACCGCCGAGGCGGAAGGAACCTGCGCGATGAAGAAGCACGGGTTATCGGGGTACAGGACAATGCAGCCGATGAGCTGCGCCGGGTCAGGGCCAGACGGCCACATGATGCGGCTGAACGTCGGGACAGACGCGCCCAGTTATCACGGGTTGGTTCCCGCGAGCGTAATGCCCGTGACGAGATGGCCAGACTGCGCCGTGAGGCAGTGGGCTACCGGTACGGTGGTGCTATGGGCATGGGCAGGCCGCCGGTGGTGCCAGACCCAAATCGAAATCAAAGAGTGCTGGCAGCGAGAGCAGCATCCCAGAGAGCAGGGGCTGTACCAGCAATGACTGCTGCCCAAATGCGTGGGATACCAGCGCAGAGGCCAGGAATGCGCCAAAGACTAGGTCGGGAGATAGGTGGCATCGTTCCAGACATGAGCGGGGTTGAGCGTCGGGTTGCGGCTCTGGGGCCAGAGCTGGAGGCGATGCAACCTCGTCTGGATCGAGCTAGGAGTAATTATGAGTGGTCGCAAACACCCGAGGGACAAGCGTTTTTGGCACAAATGGAGGGTTATCATACCGATCAGCGCAACCCAGCTAATAGGGGGGGTGGAGAGATGACCCCATACAGATTATTTGCAGGGGCTCGTCGGCAGTACGGTGGCCGTGTTGGATTTAAAACCGGCGGCAGGATTTCCCGTAAGAAGAAAGGAGCGAAATTCATATGAAGAAACAGGGCTATAACGCCAGACTCGATGAGTCTTTGGGTGAACGCAACCGCAAGAAAAAGACCACTTCCAAGACCAAGCGTACCAGCCGTAAGGCGGCTACGCTGTCTCCTGACATTAACCAGCATAAACGCATGGCGATGGGAGAGGATGTCCTTACCGGCAAGATGATCAAGAAGGCCAAGGGTGGAATGGCAGGCCGCCGCAAGGAAAGTGAAGGCATGGAGAAAGCCAGTGGTCGCCGCAAGTATGCGGCTGTCGGCACGATGGATAAAGGCAACAAGCGCCTCAAGAGAAGCAAAGGGGGACGCGCTCTTTCTCCTACCGCTATTAACCTGAACATGGGCGAACCCAAGACCAAGACTATTACAGCCCGTGGTATGGGCGCTGCAACTAGAGGTGGTCAGTTCAGGGAAGTTGTGTAGTGGCAATAGAAAAGGCCATGTATCCTGCGGGCGCAGGCATAGAGGAAGAGATCGAGGTAGAGATAATAAACCCCGATGCGGTTTCTATCTCTGATGACGAGAGTTCCCTGTTTATGGATTTCACAGATGAGGAAGATGTCGCCGAACACGGTGCTAACCTTGTGGAGTTCATGGATGAGTCAGAACTGGGCAGGCTCGGCAGCGAGCTGGTCGCTCTTTACGACGCCGACAAGGAAAGTCGTCATGACTGGGAAGAGTCCTATATCAAGGGACTCGATCTGCTGGGAATGCGGTTTGAAGACAGGACTACCCCGTGGGACGGGGCGTGTGGTGTTTTTCACCCACTCCTTTCCGAGGCGGTGGTCAGGTTCCAGTCCCAGACCATCATGGAGATATTCCCTGCCAGTGGCCCCGCCAAGACTACCATCATGGGTGAGATCACTGACGAGAAGGCCAAGCAGGCAGAGCGGGTGCAGGACTACCTGAACTACCTGATGACGGTTGAAATGACTGAATACCGTGGAGAAACGGAAAAATTGCTTTTCTCTCTCCCGATTGCAGGCTCAGCTTTCAGAAAAGTGTATTACGACCCCAGCATGGGTCGGCCATGCTCGATGTTTGTCCCTGCCGAAGACTTTGTAGTGAGCTACGGGGCGGTGGAACTCCAGACATGCGAGCGAGCCACCCATGTAATGAAGAAAACTACTAACGAAGTACTGAAATTACAACGGGATGGCTTCTATGCAGACATAGAATTGCCTGCACCAGCCCCCGACCAGAGTGAAATCTCTGCCAAATACAGCAAACTCACCGGAGATCACCCAAATTATGAGGTAGATCAACGACATACCCTTCTTGAGATGATGGTTGATGTCGATCTTCCGGGCTTTGAGGACTTGGACAACGCTGAACCCACGCACATCGGGTTGCCTTATGTCATTACTGTTGACAAGTCATCAACAAAGATACTTGCCATCCGCCGTAACTGGCGTGAGGACGATGATTTAAAGCTAAAGCGTCAACATTTTGTCCATTACCAGTACTTACCGGGCCTTGGCTTCTACGGATTCGGGCTGGTACACATGATTGGGGGCTTGACCAAGTCGGCAACCTCCCTGTTACGTCAATTAGTTGACGCAGGAACGCTTGCAAACCTTCCGGGCGGCCTAAAAGCGCGTGGATTGCGAATTAAGGGCGATGATTCGCCCATAATGCCGGGAGAATTCCGCGATGTGGACGTTCCCGGCGGCGTAATCCGCGACAATATCACTTTTTTACCCTATAAAGAGCCATCTGCTGTACTTCACCAGATGTTGCAGGAAATTGTGCAGGACGGCAGGCGTTTTGCCTCCGCAGCCGACGTAAAAGCGGCTGATATCAACGGTGAAGCGCCAGTTGGAACAACATTGGCGCTGCTTGAGCGTGAAATGAAGGTATTGAGCGCTGTTCAGGCCCGTGTTCATGCCTCGATGAAGATAGAACTTAAAATTCTATGCGATATCGTCAAGGAAGACGGGCCAACGGAGTATCCCTACGGCAGCAAAGAGAATGCCATCACTGCCGAGGACTTTGATGACCGGGTAGACATAATTCCGGTCAGTGACCCCAACTCTGGCACGATGGCGCAGCGGATTATGCAGTATCAGGCAGCGCTTCAGTTGTCTGCACAGGCTCCGCAGATGTATGACCTGCCCCTTTTGCACCGCCAGATGCTGGAAGTGCTTGGAATCAGGGACGCAGACAAGATCGTACCAAGCGAAGACGACATCAAACCAACCGATCCGGTGTCGGAAAATATGAATATTATGGTCGGAGAAGCTGTAAAAGCCTTTATATATCAAGATCATGCGGCGCACCTGCAAGTGCATTTAGCGGCCATGAACGACCCGAAAATAGCCGAAATGCTTAATATATCGCCGGATGCAGACGCTAAACAGGGGGCGCTAAGCTCTCATATATCTGAACATGTGGCGTTCCAGTATCGTCAGGATATCGAAAAAGAACTTGGTGTGCCGTTGCCACCGCCTGATGAGAGCCTGCCGGAAGACATTGAGTATCGTTTGTCCCAGCTTGTAGCCCCTGCTGCTGACCAGTTAACAGGAAAAGCTATTCAGGAAGCTGAAGCCGAACAGATGGCGGCCCAACAGGAAGACCCGGTTATGCAGTTACAGAAGGCTGAGCTTGAACTTGAGGCCCAGAAAGTTGCTGACAGGAAAGAAATTGATCAGGCCAAGATCGATGCTGATCTTGAGAAGGCGGCGGCCAAGGATGACCTTGAGCGCGAAAAACTAGCCGCTGACGAGAAGATTGAAGGGGCGAAACTCGGTGTCAAGATTGCCGAGACCAACACCAGGGAAGAGCTTGAAACAAACAAGATAGCATCCAAGGATAAACTCGAAGGAGCTAAACTTGGGGTGCAGATCGCCAAGGAAATAATGATTGATGAGCGCGAACGGGAGGTCGAGGATAAGATCGACCGAAGGGAAATTGAGCGTGAACAGATGATTGATGAAAGAGAGCGTGACCGTGAGTGAGATATTTAGCAGTAATGCTCTCAAGGTACTAAAAGACAAGATACGGATCATAATGAATGAGAGAGCCGATCACATTAGTACTGGCGGTTGTAATAATTTTGAGGAATACTCAAGGTCTTGCGGGATAATTGAAGGACTCGCAATGGCTGAAAGAGAACTTCTCGACCTGAACAAACAGATCGAAGAAGACTGATTCTCCGTGTAAGGCGGCGCAAGTGACTCTGGACACTATTTTCCAGTGCAAGGACAAACTAATGGCAGAAGCATTAGCAGAAGTAGGATCGGTGGAGGCAGATACCACCGCAAACCCTCGCAACGCACATCAGCTTCCTGACCCCAAAGGGTACAAGATTCTGATTGCGATGCCTGAACCGGACAAGAAAACCGAAGGCGGAATTATCAAGTCAGCAAAAACGCTTCATATTGAAGAGGTTGGCTCGGTAGTAGGCATGGTGATGGCGCTTGGCCCTGATTCATATCAGGACAAAAAGCGTTTTCCTCATGGCCCTTATTGCAAGAAAGGAGACTTTATTGTAATGCGGGCTTATTCAGGTACTCGATTCTTGGTTCATGGCAATGAATTCAGGTTAATTAACGACGACAGTGTTGAAGCGGTTGTCGAAGACCCACGGGGAATTGTAAAAATATGAGTGACATTGAAGAGAAACCCATGTCTGCTGAAGAGCAGTTCTTAGGCGTTAAGACGCAGGTAGCGATACCTGAAGAAAAAACTTCTGCTGTTGAGGCAGATGCGGAGTTTGAGGTCGAGATTATTGACGACACTCCACTCGAAGAGAAAAAACCACCCAAGAAGGCTGAGTCTGAGCCGCAGACCCCTGTGTATAACGACGGGGTTTCCGATGAAGAGCTTGACCAGTACAGCAAAGGGGTGCAGAAAAGAATAAACCAGTTACGGGCCATTAATCACGCAGATAAACGAAAGCTCGGCGAAGCTAATCGTATGCGTGAAGAGGCAGTTACTATTGCTCAACGTCAGCAGAGGAAACTGGCTGAGTATGAAAGCCTTCTTAAAAGAGGCCAACATGCGATTCTGGATTCTTCAGCCCGTAAGGCGAAGGTAGAGCTTGATCAGGCCACCAAGGCCATGAAGCAAGCTCATGAGGAAGGCGATGCTGAAAAGATCGTCGATAGTCAAAAAGCAATGATTGCCTCGCAAACGGAATTACGAGACTTGGAGGCAAGGACTGGAAAGGTAAAAGCCGCTCTGGCCAAAAAACCTCCACTTAGAAGACCACCACAACCAAAACCACAGCCTAAGCAAACGGTAGAGCTGGATCAAAACCAGATCGATTGGATGCGTAATAATCCGTGGTTTTCACCAGTGGTGAAAGAAGGCCAGACCATTGACCCGTTGCATAAAGAGATGACGGCGATAGGGTATGCCATTCATGACAATTTAATTAACGAGGGCATTAATGCCCGCAATGATCCGCAGAAGTATTATGCGGAGATTGACAGAAGAATTCGAGAACGGTTTCCTGATTACTCCGGTTTTGAGGATGTCAGTGAGCCACGAAGCGCTCCGGCCCGTTCCCGACGAAATACCAACGTGGTAGCTCCATCTTCCTCTAGGAATAATGGCGCAAAGACACGCAAAATCCAGCTTACGCAAACCCAAGAAGCCCTCGCTAAGCGCTTGGGATTGACCAATGAACAGTACGCCACACAGGTGCATAAGGAGGCTCAGCAATGAGTGATACCGAAAATACTAGCGCAAACGGCCCTGCTGAAGGCAGGCCCAACCCAAGGCCAAGCGATGTGTGGAAGCCCGCTTCCTCGCTGCCTCAGCCTCACCGGATTCCCGGTTTTGAACACCGATATATAAGAATCAGTATTCTTGGGCAGGCTGACAACACAAATGTTTCGCAGAAGATGAGAGAAGGATGGGTTCCTGTTAAAGCAGAAGACTATCCTGAGATTGATGCGATTCCAGAAATTGGTGGTAGGTTTAAAGGTAATATTGAGTATGGTGGGTTGTTGCTTTGTAAGATTCCCTCAGAGCAGCTTAACCAGCGTAGTGAATATTACAACAAGCTGGCTGTCCAACAGATGGAAGCGGTCGATAATAATTTTATGCGAGAAGAGCATCCTGCAATGCCGTTAATTAAAGATCGGTCTAGCAGGACAACCTATAACGCAAGATAACCCTTTGGGGTTGTCTTGCTCACGTTAATGACATGAGGAGATTGTTATGTCAGCAACAGCGACCCCTATGGGGGCGGAACCAGTCGGCGGTTTAAGCGCTTGTGGTTCTTTCTCCGGCAAGGTTCGCCATATATCTATAATCAGCACTTATGGGGCTGATGTTTTTTATGGTGACTTTGTAAAACTGGTCAGTACCGGGACTCTTGAAAAAGATACTGGTACAACGACCATGACCCCGGTTGGTATATTCATGGGTTGTTTTTATACAGACCCTACTACCAGCCAGCCCACATTTAACCAGATGTGGCCTACTGGGACTGTAGCGACTGACGCTATGGCCTATGTGCTGGATGATCCAGACGCCGTATTCAGAATGCAGGCGAATGCTTCTTTGGCACAGACTACCTTGGGTAATAACATTGCAGTAACCCAAACTTCCGGTTCTACCACTATTATGCGTAGCAAGAACTCTGTTACAGCGAGTTCGGCTGCGACCACTAACACACTCCCGTTGCGTATTCTTGAGTTTGTGAATGGCCCAGATAGTGTGGTAGGTGATGCATACACTGATGTTCTCCTGACTTATGTCGCCGGGATGCACCAGTACCGTACCGCCTTAGGCGTATAGGAGACTAGCGAATGGCTATTTCAAGAGCGCAGATGCTCAAAGAGCTACTTCCGGGTCTTAATGCCCTGTTTGGCTTAGAGTATGCAAAGTATGAAGACGAGGACAAGATGATTTACGAAACTGAATCATCCGACCGCTCGTTTGAGGAAGAAGTAAAATTGAGTGGTTTTGGCGCGGCTCCAGTGAAACCTGAAGGCTCTGCAATCAATTATGATTCAGCGCAGGAAGCGTTCACGGCTCGCTATACCCACGAGACCATTGCTCAGGGTTTCGCTATTACGGAAGAGGCAATGGAGGATAACCTCTATGCTTCCCTGTCACAGCGATACACAAAGGCACTGGCAAGAGCTATGGCTTACACCAAGCAAGTCAAGGCTGCCGTTCCATTGAACAACGGTTTCACTAACGCTTATCAGTCTGGCGATGGTGTTAACCTGTTCACAGCGGTAGGCGATGGCGTAACTGGTGGAGGCGGTCACCCGCAGGTTAATGGTGGCTTTAACTCTAACCGGCCCGCGACAGCGGCTGACCTTAATGAAACCTCACTCGAAGATGCTGTGATTCAGATTGCAGGGTTCACCGATGAGCGTGGACTTTTGATCGCAGCCCGTCCTCGTAGGCTCATTGTTCCCCCTAACTTGATGTTCGTGGCAACCAGAATCCTAGATTCTGAATTGCGCGTCAGTACTGCTGATAACGACATCAACGCGCTGAAGAACAATGGTTCCATTCCTGAAGGCTACTCTGTCAATCATTACCTGACTGACACCAATGCTTTCTACCTCATCACTGATGTGCCGAATGGGATGAAGCACTTCGAGCGTACTCCGCTTGAGACTTCAATGGATGGCGACTTCGATACTGGTAACGTGCGCTACAAGGCACGAGAGCGGTACAGTTTCGGTGTTTCTGATCCACTAGGAATCTGGGCTTCGCCCGGTACGTCCTAATCAGCAGTAGATAATGGGGGTGCGTAGCGCCCCCTTTTATCTGGGAAACATACAGTTTTAGCGACCAGCCCAGTGGACGTTTACGAAGACGCTAGAACGAATCCTTTCGTAAAGAGGTATCTCTTATGGCTTTAACGACCTTTCAAGGCCCAGTACGCTCGCTTGGCGGATTTTATTCGCAAGGCCCAGCGACCACTGTTGCCCTTACTGTTGACACCACTCTTAGCCCCACTACACATGGCGGCAAGATTATTCTCCTTAACAATTCCTCCTTAACCCTCACGCTTCCTGAAATCAGCGTGGCGGCTGACCCCACTACCGGCGGCCCCGGTGCAGAACCCAACACTCTTAACAATACAGGACTGATGTATAACATCGTCTTTCTTGTTGACTGCACCTTGGCGTTAAAATGTGGTGGATCAGGAACTCCGGGCGATCTCTTCGTGGGGTCGATCATTCTCGGCAAGACATCGGCGGCGGAACAATATATTCCCAACGGCAGTACTAATGATGTGATAAACACCAACACTACCACCAAGGGGGGCATAGCTGGTTCCAGTATTCAGGTGGTTCCTATCTATACCAACAAATGGCAAGTTTCTGGCGTTTTGGTTGGCTCCGGTTCTCTGGAGACACCGTTCGCAGATGCGTAATTTAGCAGCGGGGCTTCGGCCCCGCTCTTTTTGGAGATAGATATGGCAGATTTAGTAACAAGCCAGACAATACAGGATGGCCCTAGAAACGCCATCATGAAGTTTACCAATGTCAGCGATAACACTGGTGAATCTGATGTTGTTAAGGTGGATGTTTCGGGTTTAACCGTACAGCCTCGAACTGGCGCAGCATGTACGAGTGTTACTGTGGCAGGTATACAGTTCTCTACCCATAACATGTCAGTAACAATAGAATTCGATGCCACTGTCAATACCCTGATTGCCACGCTGCCTGAAAATTATTCAGACTATCTGGATTTTTCAGCCTTTACCGGCATTCCCAATAACTCGGCTTCTGGTAAAACTGGAGACATTGTTTTTTCAACCAACGGTGCAGCAGCAGGTGATACCTATATGGTTGTCCTGACACTTATCAAGAACTACGAATAGAGGTTTCTATGGCTAAGTTAGAGATATTTCAGAACGGAAATTTCAGTGATGGTCGTCCTGTCTACCAGATAGGATCAAAGAATGCAGACGGAGAGTATGACATCTCAGTATTTGATCCGATGGAGAAGAAGGAAGCCACGGCAAGGTTAGCCAAGATGGGTGGAACTCCGGCTTCTAAGAAGAAGCCAGCGCCAAAAAAGAAGAAATAAAGGCGCAATTTGATGGCTAGAAATTATCGTAGCGAATACAGGAATTACCATGCCAAGCCCGTGCAGAAGAAGCGCAGGGCTGGAAGGAATACGGCGCGTAATAAGCTGTTGGCTTCGGGGGTGGTATCAAAAGGTGACAAGCGCGACGTCCACCACAAAGACCGCAATCCAAACAACAACAAACGATCTAACTTGGCAGTAACTTCACGAACGGCTAACCGGAGGCGAAATGGCAAGAGGTAAAAAGAACTGGATTCAGAAGGCGATCAAGAAGCCGGGTAGCTTGCGAAAAGCGGCGGGTGTAAAAAAAGGCCAGAAGATAAGCGCTAAGGAGCTGTCTAAGCTGTCGAAGTCAAAGAATCCCACCACTCGAAAACGCGCTAACCTTGCCAAGACCTTGAAGGGATTCAAGAAATAATGGACAAGAACAGAAAGGTTCGTAAAGTGATGGGTGAGTACAAAGATGGAAAGCTCAAATCTAGTTCTGGTCATAAGGTTACCAACCGTAATCAGGCAATGGCTATTGCTCTGAGTGAGGCTGGAATCAATCGCAAGATGTTCTCCGGCGGCAGGATCGGTGACGGTAAAGTTGTACAGGGAAAAACCAGAGGAAGAATAGTGTAATGGCTAAAAAGACAAGCAGGCGAAAATATACTGGAGATGCGCCATCAATGACCGTGGAGGCTACGCCTCGTGTGATGAGTGCGTTGCCTCCCAGCAGCCGAATAAAGGATGCAGATGTACAGGGAGTTACGACAAAAAAGACAGCCACTAAGGTGGTAGGAACTGTAACTTCAAAGAAAATTGACGGTATAGCGCAACGAGGACATACGAAGGGACGTATAACTTAATGGCGACAAGCGGAACTTATACATTCAACCTTGATCTGGGACAGATCATGGAGGAAGCCTACGAGCGCTGTAATATCGAGATGCGTACTGGTTTTGATTACCGTACTGCTCGGCGCAGCCTTGACCTGTTGATGCTGGAATGGCAGAACAGGGGGTTAAGTCTATGGACGGTAAAGGATACCAGCGTTGCGCTTACACCCGGAACCGGAGCATACGCCCTTACTGCTGAGAAGTTAGACATAGTGGAAGCCTTCATGCGAACCAACGCAGGAAGCACCACTAAGCAGTCCGACCTTACCATGCAGCGTATATCCATCGCCCAGTATTCCCACCAGACCAACAAGTTGCTTCAGGGCAGACCGATTCAGTACTGGGTTGAAAGAGCGCCCAGCGGTATAACGGTTAACGTATGGCCTATCCCTGATTCCTCACAGACATGGACTCTGGGTTATTACTACATGGAACGAATTGAAGATAGTGGTTCACCTGCTACTCTCAATGTGGATGTTCCGGCACGGTTCCTGCCTCCGCTTACGGCGGGGCTGGCTTACCAGATTGCCATTAAGAAACCTGAAGCAGCGACCAGAATTGATTTTCTTAAACAGGATTACGAAGAACAATGGAATCTTGCATCCGATGCGGCTAGAGAGAAAGCCTCTCTGTATGTGGTTCCGGGCGGGTATCAATACTTATGAGCAGTTTTGCGAGTGGTAAACATGCGTTCGGGTTTTGCGACAGGACTGGTTTCCGTTACAAGCTAAGAGACCTTGTCCCGCAGATCGAGGCTGGCAGACCAAACGGTATGCTGGTAGGGCGTGATGTGCTGGATGTGGACAATCCCCAGTGGAAGCTGGGCATGATTAACATGTCTGATCCGCAGGCGTTACGAGACCCAAGACCTGATGGTGGTTATCACCAGAGCCGGATACTGGGGGCATTTGATCCGGTGGGCGGGGGTGTAACCGCTATGGGTAGTCGTACAGTGGGTCTGGATTGTTCCGGCCATGTGGGCAGAGTAACGGTGGAAATAACCTGATGGCTTTTACCTTTACCACATTAAAGACCGCCATTCAGGATTACCTTGAGACCAGCGAGACCACGTTTGTCACGAACCTCCCCCTGATTATTACTCAGGCGGAAGAGCGGATACTGCGTACTGTACAGCTCCCTGATTTCCGTAAGAATGTTACGGGAACGCTGAGTCAGAGTAACCCTTACCTGACGATGCCATCTGACTTTCTGGCTTCCTATTCCCTTGCTATTGATAACTCCGGTTATGAATATCTGGTATTCAAGGATGTGAACTTCATGCGTGAAGCCTATCCCGTAGAGGCAACGGAAAATGTTCCAAAGTATTACAGTATTTTTGACGAGGACACTTTTATCATAGGGCCAACCCCTAACGCCAATTTTGCTACAGAGCTGCACTATCTGTATGAGCCTGAATCAATCACTGTCGCTAGCGGTGGTACGAGCTGGCTTGGAACCAACGCAGAGAATGCGTTGCTTTATGGGTGTCTAGTGGAAGGTTATACCTTCCTCAAGGGCGATGGTGACCTGCTCCAGTGGTATCAGGCTAAATACGATGATGCCGTGATGCGGCTTAAATCCCTTGGTGAAGGTTACGATACGACGGATAACTTCCGTTCCGGTATGGTCAGGAGTGTCAGGGTCTGATGTTTGTATCACAGATGAATGGCAGCGCCGGTTCGGTGATGGTCGAGACAACTCACAAGCGGGGCTTTACTGCTGAGGAGTTAGCAGTAAGCTGTGCTGCGAAGATTATTTCCGTGGCAGGCAGTGCAGACCCTGTTATCAGGCAGCAAGCCGAGGCGTTTAAGTCATCAATTGAGCAGGTGGTTTTGATGTATCTGCAACAGGCGGCAAAAAGCGAGCGAACAACTATTTATAATCTTTTACTTGATGCTGGAGAAACCGCTCTAGCCGAACAGATAAGGAGGCTTTGATGGCTTTTACTGGCAACTATATGTGTACCAGCTTCAAGAAAGAGCTGATGACTGCAACACATGATTTTACGAACTCTAGTGGTAACACGTTCAAGATAGCGCTGTATGACAACAGCGCTTCCTTTACGGCGGCTACTACAGCCTATACAGCTACCAATGAGATTACAGGAACGGGTTACACAGGTGGAGGCGGGGCATTGACTAATGTTACTCCTACTTCTTCAGGTACTACCGGCTATACCGATTTTGCTGACTTCACTTGGAGTACGGCAACCATCACAGCGAGGGGCGCTCTGCTCTATAACGACACAGCCAGTGGTAATCCGACCGTGGTAGTGCTGGACTTTTTGAGCGATAAAACCTCCACCGCCGGAGACTTCAAAATAGTTTTCCCTACTGACGATGCGAGTAATGCGATTATCAGGATAGCCTAATGGCAGGGTGGGGCCGTTCGACATGGGGAGCAGGCCCGTGGGGATTAAGTGATGTAACGGTCGTCTTGAGCGGCTGGGGCCGCTCTACTTGGAATACTGGCCCGTGGGGACAGCCTCCATCAGCGATTGCTTTTGCGACAGGCTCGGTTGGCACCGCTACGGTAGCCGCTGGCGCTCTTGTGAGCGTCACTGGGGTATCTGCTACTGGAGTGGTAGGTGATGCCAATGTAGATGCACCCGGAAATGTATTTGTCAGCAGTGTTGTTGGAACGGGCTATGTTGGATCAGTTACCGTTTATCACAATGGAATAGCCAATGTCACAGGGCTATCAGCTACAGGTTATGTAGGAACCGCTGCCCCAATAGGCAGCGTGGAAGTTAATGTAACTTCCCCCGGCTTAACAGCTTCAACCAACGCAGTAACCGTGACAGGAACGGGAAATGTTTCTGTTACCGGCCTTTCCGCTACCGCGACTGGTAGCGCAGTCACAGTAGATTTACTCCAAGAGGTTTCTGTCACCGGAATAGCAGCTACTGCTGCTGTCGGGACTGCTACCGTTCTAAACAAAACCAATGTGTATCCGACAGGGGTATATGCCACGGGTTATGTAGGCAGAGTCCTTATCTGGGAGGAGATAGTTCCTTCCCAGACTCCCAACTGGATTCCTGTTGTTGACGCACAAACCCCCGGATGGACAGATATACCGACATAATGAGGTAATGAGATGGCAACGTATGTAAACAATTTGCGATTAAAAGAAATCGCAACCGGAGATGAATCAGGTACTTGGGGTACGAGTACAAACACTAATCTCGAATTGATCGCGGATGGTCTTGGTTACGGCACTGAACAAGTGGCGGCGGATTCTAATGAAACCTTTACTATGGCTGACGGGGTCGCAGACGGTATGCGGGCGATGTACCTGAAGTTCACCTCCGCTGGTTCATTAACTGCGACTCGTACCCTGACACTTGCACCAAATACTGTTTCCAAGATGTGGATGATTGAGAATGCCACTACTGGCAGTCAGTCCATTACTATTAAACAAGGTTCAGGCGCTGAAGTTACTATAGCCACAGGTGTAAAAGCGTGGATTTACACTGATGGTGCGGGATCAGGTGCAGCAGTTACTCTTGCAAACCCTACTGAGACAGGTACAGGGACAGTAACCTCTGTTGCAACCGCTGACGGCGGTGGGGTTAATGGCATTACACTCACAGGTGGAACAATTACCACTTCTGGCACTATTACTTTGGGTGGCACACTGGGAAGCGTTGACCTTACTTCACAGATTACCGGAACTCTTCCTGTAGCAAATGGTGGAACGGGCGCAACTTCCATAACCTTGAATAGCGTTGTGCTTGGCAATGGCACATCAGCGGTTCAAGAAGTTGCTCCCGGCAGTTCAGGTAATTTACTCACATCAAACGGTACTACTTGGCAGTCAAGCACACCAGCCGCAGCCGGTATATCAGCAGGACTTTCTATCGCGCTTGCGATGGTCATGGGTTTTTAGGAGAAATATAAATGGCAAATCCCAATATAGTATCAGTAGCAAGTATTTACGGTGAGACTGCTTATCTCATCCCGGCGGCAACGACTTCTAAAATTTTGCTGCCAAATACGTCAACTAGCGGTAAAGTTTACAAAATCAACCAGATTGTAGCTGCAAATGTAGACGGAAGCAGTGCGGTTAACGTGACCGTTGACCTCTACACTAATGGTGATGAAGTTGCAGGTGCTGCACCTGCAAATGGAACAGCGTATGCAATTGTTTCCACTGTTTCAGTCCCGGCGGATGCCTCGTTGATTGTTGTAGATAAGACTACTGCGATCTACTTAATGGAAGATCAGTCGATTGCTGTAACGAGCGGAACGGCTAGCAAGATTAGCTACACCGTAAGTTATGAAGTAATTGACGATTAGCAAGGAGTAGGCTATGCCTATAAGCGACACTCTCGGCGGCTTTATACGTCCCGGTTACAATCCGTTATTAGTAACGGATGCGCCCACTATTGGGGCAGCATCTGCATCGGGGAGCGATGGAATCTCCACTACTTTTACTGCGCCCTCAGATGTGGGTGGTGGTGCAATAACGAGTTATGAGGCGATAGCTACCGACACTGTTACTGCTGCGGTCTTTACGGGAACTGCGGCATCTTCTCCTATTGTGGTTTCGGGTCTAACCAAAGGGCAAACTTATACTGTTACTGTTAGTGCTACTAACGCTTACGGGCCAAGCGGAGGAAGCGCTGCAAGCAATAGCATTGCAATTTTTAATGGTGGTGAACTCTGGATGTGGGGCGAAGGTAGTGAAGGTGAATTGGGCGAGGGAAGCACTCTCGATAGAAGCTCCCCGGTACAGGTAGGTGCTCTCACTAATTGGTTGCAAACATTTGGAGGAGCAAAAATTACTTTGGCTGTTAAAGCTGATGGGACTGCGTGGTCATGGGGTGCAGGCGGTTATTGGCAAAATGGCTTAGGCAATACCACTAATTATTCTTCACCAAAACAAATAGGCGCACTTACTACATGGGTATCTATATCAGCTTCTTATAACAATGTAGCTGCCGTTCAAAGTAGTGGAACTATGTGGTGTTGGGGAATGGGTAACTATGGTGGGAATGGTCAAGGTAATACCACTAACTATAATTCTCCTGTACAAGTCGGTGCGCTTACTAATTGGTTACAGGCTTCATCGGGCTACTATGGTTGTATTGCTGTTAAAACTGACGGAACCTTATGGAGCTGGGGAAGAAATAACAAAGGCCAGTTGGGTGTAGGCAATACCACTAACTATTCTTCGCCTAAGCAGGTAGGGGCGCTCACTACATGGTCGAAAGTACAAGCAAGCTACTTTACTGTTGGTGCAATAAAAACAGACGGCACTCTTTGGATGTGGGGTGAGAATGGTGCTGGGCAATTAGGCCAAGGGAATACCACTGATAAAAACTCTCCAGTACAAGTTGGCGCTCTTACTGATTGGTTGGAGGTTTCTACTCATTACCTACACACTGTTGCCCTTAAAACAGATGGAACACTCTGGGCATGGGGAGGTAACGCTGAAGGACAAGTAGGTGATGGAAGTACCACTAATCGCAGTTCTCCGGTTCAAGTAGGGGCATTAACTACTTGGAGCAGGATAGGTATTGCTTGGAAAGCATCTTTTGCTATGTCAGAAAACGGCACTCTCTGGGCATGGGGTGATAATGCTAACGGCCAATTAGGTCAAGGCAATACCACTGATTATTCTTCTCCAGTACAAGTTGGCGCATTAACTACTTGGGACAGAATAGGTAGCGGCTGGAAGAGTATTGGCGCTATTAAATAATATGAAAACGAAATTATATTCAGAGGTAACTGATGCCTAATTATTCAGGTAAGTGGAAGCTACCCACTGTTATGCAAGCCGAGGGGGCTGGTA